AATCGTATTGGTCTTTAGCATTTTCTTTAGCTATTCCGGCTTGACGCACGGAAGCTTCATATTTCTTTTGGGCAGCAAGTCTAGCGGCTTCAGCAGCGGCTCTGGCAGCTTCTTCTTGCTGTCGGGCGAGATCATCGACACTATTACTACTACTACTTACGGACATGGCAGGGCTTCCTTTAGATTTCCAGTCTTGCTCAGCAGCGGTTCTATCCCAACCTTTATAATTGGTAGCATAAATTTGATCAAAGTTATTGGTTGTTTGTTGTGTCGTAGTTGGTCTGGGGATATTAGTGACAACATTTTTTAGTTTATCTTCGGGAGGGGGATTGTCTAGTTTGGTATCGGTGATTGTCCCAGTTAGTTTTGGGGCCGTAGCTTGATTAGGATTAGCAATCGCTTGTGATAAATCAGTAGTACCACCACCAGAAATGTCTGTTGCGAGAGCTTCGGTGGCACCAAAATCTGGGAGTCCGAACCATGAACCAGTATGGAGTCTGCCTCCTGTTAGTGTTGACCAAAGATCTGCCATATTTGTATTTTTTTAGTTTTAATGTTTTAATAGCGGTATGAAACTGTTTATAGCCCTATACCACTTCATTACTTTGCTTCTACTTCCAATTGAATGGAAGGTTACTACCACAATTGTGATGATATTCATCTATGTGGTTCCTTCTTCAATTCTATTCGGTAAAATTACACCCTATAATTCTTTCGATACTCCAGGTGCGATTCCTTTGTATGCTGTTTCTATGTTGATTGGTACTTTTTTTGCGATACCTCTTTGGTTAAGACGTAAGATTTGGCGTTATTTTCGATGAGAGAGCATGTGTCCTCTCAGTGATGCTTCACTTCCGAATTCTTTGCCACATTCTGGGCATTTGGATTCGAGTTTTTCTTTGTATTCTTTGGTTTCATTAATTTCTTTGACTGCTTCGGGAGTTAGTTCATCCTTGCCTTTTTCTCCGGACCAGTAATCTCGGCCAAAGGCTTTGGTAGCTTTCAATTTTTTGACAAGTTCTTCATCTTTGGTACTGAATTGTCCGTTTTGGAATTCTACAGTCATTCCATCAGTTAGAAACTTCGAACCATCGACTTCTTTCCATCTTTTAGGTTCGATTATTAAGCGTAGGTTTGCGTATTTTGATATAAATAACATTTTTATTCTGAACTTTTAACTACTTCTTTATTTAGTTTAGCACTTTTCTTTGACTCTTTTGCAATAGGTGGTTTGGGAGACACGACTTTTTCTTTTTTGGTTTCGGTGCTCTCTGGTCCGAAATCTTTACGATAATTTGGAGCTGATTTGAGTTTGGCAATCAATTCCTTATCTTTAGTTTCGAAAACACCATTTTTAAATTGAACGGCAATGCCCGGAGTGATAGTTACTTCTCTCCCTTCACGGATCTCTCGGCGACTTTCGATTGTTAAGCGGAAAGATTCATATTGTGATACAAATTTCATTTTTGTTTTTAATTTTTAACTAGGGTTCCCCCTTCGTTGTGGCTGGAGAGTCTCCCCTCCAGCCTTTTGACATCCTTACAGCGATGTCAGACTTTCAAATTGCTTAGGAGAAGGCAGTTACGCCTGTCATCTTGCTACATTTCTTCTGGCTCTTCAATTCGAACCCTGCTTCGGTCAAATACTCATCTTCCTCACCGTCAGCATCGTTATCCTCAATGTGTGTCTTGAGACGAGTATCCCGGTTGGATAGGAAGCGGTAAGCGATTGATTCGAGATCTACTAGGAATGCGTATCCACCGTACGTGCTAACTTCATCAAATAAAGGACAATTGATGATGTTCACGGTTCCATGCGGAGAGAGGTACTGGGTAATGCTGATACCGTAGGTTTTATCCTTTGGAAGCATGTACAGTTTGCCTCGGGCCCAAGTGCTGATAGCGCTCACATAAATGGGGGCCGCTAAGAGGAACTTGGTTTTGCTACCGTATCGGAAACCCGATCGGAGGAATGCTTCGAATTCAGTTTCGGTTAGGGTACCGTTGATGTCGGCAGTTACATTGGATGTTATCCAATAATTCAAGCCGCCAGTGTAACGACGAGGATGATCATCATTACTAGTATCTTCCTTGGGTTCTCCCCAGAGGAAGCCCCTTTCGATTTCCTTTTGGTGTTCAATCATTTGCATCATCCGAACGTGGACAAGATCTTTGCCACCATACATTTCGGAGTTCATATTAGTATCAGTCGCACCAAATGGTGTCCTAAAAATACCAGTGTAATTCGTTTTTTCAGCCTCTTGGCTGGTTTTGAAGACTCTCTTGCCAGCGCCTTCAGGACTGGTGTTACCGACGATTAAAAGAACGTCGTCATCGGAAACAGTTGTTGCTACGGTTGTACCCCATCCTCGACGGACGGTAATTGAGGAATCAACTGAGCTGACTCCAGTTACTAGTAATTGCTCTCCGGTGTCAACGTCTTTTACCACGTCTCCTGCACGGAAAATACTCTCATCGTCTACGATTATTGCGGTTGCACTGGAAGTGTAGTTGGTCGCATAGTTGACAGCGTCAACTTTGACGAGGGACTCTTCTTCTAACCAATTGAATTTCGGGTTGATTGCAACTCTCTTATCCAATTTCTTGGTTAGTTGAGTTAATGGAGCTGAATCCGGCTCCAAGACGGAGATTTTACTGGACATATCAATAACTCTTTTCGCTTGAGTTATGTTGCCAGTACCACGAACGCCTGTGATCATAAATTAAATTTTACGAACTAATAATCACCCAAATTTTTGGATGTGTTCATTGTGTGCCTTTAAGATATCGTCTACTTCATCGGTTTTCTTGCCTCTATCGTCAGCACCTTCGGAGTTATCCGGGAGCGCTGCTGCAGAGCCTTTGTCTTCTTTGTTTTGCCTGTTAGCCTTAGGATCGTCTTTGAACTCGGTCCCACCTACGAAACTCTTGGCAGAGTCGAGGAGGCTAGTATACGTATGATTCAGTTTTTGTCCGGTTATAAAATCAGCGAATGAATCCCTGAATTTTTTATCAGTACGAAGTCGAGGGACTTTACTCTCGACATCTCTTAATTCAGTTAACAGTGCATTTGTAGTTGCCGACTGTGTCGTGATTTTTTCACCAATGACTCCAGCTAATTCGTCTGGATTTACTTTTAATTTCTGCATGATTGGCATGAGTGTTTCTAGGACTGCTTTCACTGTCGCTTGTCCCAACTGCTCGGAATTTTTAATCGTAGAATAGTCAATCTTGGTGTTAGCCTCGGTAACTAGTTTCTCGATATCGGGTGTCTCATCGGTAGGAATTTCTTGCTTTCTCTTCTCAATCTCATTTTGGTGAACTCGGGTATAAGTAGCTTGCGCTGTCTTATAGGCAGTTTCCAAGTCGGAGTCTGAGGAGTAGTCGGCAGGATCTATTCCTAGTTCGATAAGAGCCGCTTTCAAGTCATCTACGGTCTTATATTTTCCAGCGTACACTTTTTCTGGTTTTTTCTCATCTTCGGGTTTTGATGGATCTTTTGGAGGAGTTTCCTCTTCCTCACCATCGTCAGTTTTTAAAGGTTCTTCTTTTTCTTTCCCGGCTTCTCTGCCGTCTGCTGGAGGTTGGTCACCTTCTGGTGCATCCTCGTGTTGTTCTTCACCGTTTCCCTCATCCTCATGTAAAAACACACTTGGATCGATGTTAGTCAATCCAGTATTGTCATTAAATGTCTCTGCGGGGGGTACTGTTGGTTCTGGCATATTCTCTCCTTTTGGGGTATCCTTTCGGGCCCAATTATTAAAAAACTCCCTTTGTTAGGGAGTAATTTCAACACCACCAGTAGACAACGAACGAAAGACTGGTGGTGCTAAAAACACCCTCTAACCTTTATCCGTTGTCTACAGATGGTTAAGGTTCTTCAATTTATTCTAACACTTTTCAGGAATTGTCAACAGAGAACCCCTCAGGGATTCTATTGGTGGGTTTACCATCAAAATAGAGTATTCCATCCTCGACCTTGTATCGAGCCAAGAGGTGGGCTTCGAGCACTCCGCCATGAACTACCGGACAGGATATACATTTGATTGATCTTTTTCTCAGGTCATCGACCACGTAGTAGTGGGCAGCTTGAGTGATATTGAAGTCTTTAGGAATGATTTCTGTTATCTCACCTTTAAACATTCCCTTCTTTTTCAGTTCCCTTAAAATCCCCCAGATATTTCCCTCTGGTTTTGAGTTTTCTTCCTCACTTTTTAGCTCGTTTTTCAGCTGCCTGGGCAGCTCTGGCGGCTCGGAGTTCACTTCGTTTTCCATTTTGGATTACCATTTCTATAAATTTTCTAATTTTAGCGTAGCCTTTCATTTCCGACTGCATGTCGTCGTACTTCTGCATTCGGTTTTTACCAAAGATCGGATCGGGTTTGATACCACGTTTCATCGTGGCTATCATGCCTTCTTCCTGCATGTTTATAAACTTCTCTATCCTTTTCCACCCTCGATGATTCAGGAGTGATTCGAAGTCGTTCTTGGCTGTTATGCTTTCTGACATCTCCTCACTGCTTTGTCGGTGGAGCATTCCCAGGTAGAGTCGCCTGGTTTGGTTGGATTGCTGAGTTTCCGGGTTGTCCATTATTGATTGGTTTTGGTGTCATAACTGGTAACGATATTTCGCCGTTGACAGCGGCATTGATAGCCTCCGGAGTTTGCATCGGAGGCATTCTCTTGATTAAATCGTCAGCATCGGACACTTCCATAGCGACGAGTGTCTTCTTGGCGATTTTATCTTGAGATTCTTGGGTTAGGTTGTTGAACGGAGCTTTATTTCCAGCTATATATTCGTTGACTTTATCCCATTTGGCTATTTCCTTACCTTCATCAACAGCCTTGGTGGATCCTGAATCAACACTGAAGTAAATGTTGCCGCGAATTCTTCTGATTTGATCCGGAGTTATCTGAACCTTTTCTTTACCGCTGGGAACGAATTGAGGAGTATCGAAAAAGCGAAGATTCCTTTGAACGTACATGGTCCCCATGGCTTTAATGCATAGAGATTCGAATAGTTTTAGTTTGAAGCTGAAGCGGGCATTGGCAGCCTGTTGAAGCAGTTCCACACCACTAGCAGTCTTATTCATCGCGGGATTTGTCTGGCCAGTAGCATAGTCAGTTACTCCGGTAGTATTCTGGATGATGTTTTCCCACTCTTGGTATTCACGATAGGATGACGCTGGGGTAGAGTCTTTTTGAATTGGATCTAGGCCACTGAGATCATTCATCTGGACTACAGTTCCCGGTTCAGGGATGAATTCCTCACCTTCGACCAGCGCTTCCGGATTCAGTTTCCACATTCTCATTAGGTCTTGGAAGGTAGAGTCGTTTCTCATGTTGGCTTGGTCAGACATTGAGTCTTCTATCTTTTTGATTGGATCTGGTTCTCCCCAGGCAAACAATTCTCCTGGTACGGGGATATCCTTCATCAAAAATAGACCGAGTTTACCGTCACCATTAGGATTCTTTGAATGGCGGATGGTTAGGTTTTCATTGACGACTACCGTTAGTTTGTTTGGAGTTCTCATTTCATGGACCAGGTATTGACCTTGGGTATTATCTCGGGTAGCGAAGTCACTTGATCCAAACATATTGGCTATTTCATCATCATAGTTACTGTACTTTCCCCCTTGGGCACCCATGGGTTTGAGTTCATCTAATTGGTCAATATTGTCGTAATCTCTTGGACTAGTCTTGATCATATCGCGAAGTTCTTTCTTGGTCATCCACCTTTCAATTATTCCCCAGCCTAGTTGGGATACCCACTTCTTTTTTGGATCTGGGAAAACGTGGAAGACTGATTCGTGATTGAACACCGGCGCATCCATGACTCGCTTTTTGACTTTAACTAATTTCCATTGAGGTTTGATTCCAAATTCTTTGACGGCTTCGAGCACGTCCCATGAGGCGTCTAGTCCGAGTTCCGGAGAGTATGGTTGCCATTCTTCTACCCATATCTCTTTGAATAACCATGGCACGGTTCCCCACATGTTTCCGGTAATGAAGCACTCTTTGGCTCCGGTAGCCATGCGTAGAAAAATTGGATCATCCACTAGGTAGGGATGATTCATTTGGTAGTTGATTAGGTTCTTTAGAGCGAGCTCATCGTTCTCATCGTTTGGTTCGTCGGTTCTGATATTGAAGGTGGGGAGTTGGGAGAACATTCTTGGGAGAATTGTCTCTACGATTTGGTAGGTTATTGGAATTGAGAGTCGGGAATAAAATGGGTAAGCGTCGGGATCATCCTCCACCATTTCATCAATCGTTCTCAGGAAGTAATGTTTGTAGTTATCGAGAAATCTGTCAAAGTATGGTCTCGTATATTCTCTAGACAATTCGAGCCTTTTGGAAACGAGTGTGGCCAACTCATCTTTTTGGTTTGGATCTTTCATTTAGGTTTTGGATTCGTTGTCTTAACCTATTAAAATGTTAGCACTTTTTTGTCAGTGTCTCCACCGAGAGATTCTTTGATTACTTCTAAAACTTTTATACCTTTTTGCCGGGGTTACTGTTTTCTTTAGTTTAACCTTTTTAGACCGATAGGGATATAGTTTGGCTCCGTAGTAGGCTAGAGCACAACTTATTACCCGATCATCGAAGTTTCCGGCAGAGGCTCCGGTTGATCCATCCTCTAGCTTTGAGTAGGTTCTCATTTCGTCAATGGTATCGGCATCAGAAATGTCGACATCAATGGTTCTTACTAGGTCGTGCAGATAGTCGAGGATCCTTGGTTTGGTTTTACTGCTAGTCCACCACCCCCATTCCTCAACTTCTATCTTCCTAATCTTATCCTTTTTCTTTCGTCTGTACAGATTTGGATATTCTAGGGTTACCAGTCGATCGATGGTAGAGATACCTTGGTTATTGGCTTCGGGAACTATCTTCGCATTATTAAAGAATCTACCTAACCTGTCGAGTTCCGTACCAAATTGATAAGGGGATATTCGGGCATGGAAGTGGGCAATCATTTTTAGAGTTTTCTT